GATACCAATGCTTGGTTCTTATGCACAGATGTGCCTAATGGTATGAAGCACTTCATTCGTTCACCTTTGGCTAACAGCATGGATGGCGACTTTGACACAGGTAACGTGCGTTATAAATCACGCGAGCGTTATTCTTTTGGCTTCTCAGACCCTCTGGGTATGTTTGGCTCACCTGGCGCTTAATGCGTTTATAGAAAAGGGGGCTTGCGTCCCCCTTTTTTTTGTTGTATATTGCTTTTAACCCGGGCTTATCCGGTGCATTAGACAGTCCCGGCTGACGACATACAGACTGATGCACTTAACTTGTATGTAAGGAAAAATCATGGCACGTACCACGTTTCAAGGCCCAGTTCGTTCATTGGGCGGCATTTATCAACAAGGCCCAGCGACTGTCGTTGATATCACAACAAGCACTACATTAAGCCCCGAAGAGCATGGTGGTCGTATCATTGCTGTTGGCGGTTCTTTGGCAGCGGCAGTTACTTTGACTTTGCCCACAATTAACACAACGGCTAACTCCACAACATCTGGCCCCGGTCAAGACCCAAGCACAGCCAACAACGAAGGCGTTGTTTACACAATCTGGGTTCCTACTACCATTTCTACAAGCTCTTTGAAGATTGGTACAACTGCTGCTTCCAGCGATTTGTACGTTGGCGCTGTGATCTCTATTGATTCAGACTCATCTGGCGCTGTAGTTGCCTTCTCTGCTAACGGTTCTTCCAATGATTTCATTAATTTGAACGGTACGACTACTGGCGGTGTAGCGGGCACACGTATTCAGATCGTTGCAATCGCGGCTAACAAGTACATGGTGACCGGAAACGTTATTGGTTCCGGCACTGTTGCTACACCATTTGCAGATTCCTAATCAACCCAAGGGGCTTCGGCCCCTTTTTTAAAGGAGATTGATTATGATGCAAACTGACGTTAAGCAAGGGCATTTAAACCAAAGTGGTTTTTTTGTTCTTGGACGAAATCGCGTTAAAGGCATTTCGTTTTTTGGTTCTGGCACGGATGGCACTGTAGTGTTGTTTGATACCGCTTCTGTACCTGTAACGGCTAGTGTTACTTATGCTCGCTCTGGTACAACTGTGACGGTGACAAAGACTGCTCACGGCTTGTCTACAGGCGCTGTTGTTGGTATTCACTTTGACAGCAATACAAGTCAATCAGCAACTGATGGAAATTACACTATCACTCGCACAGGCGCGGATACATTTACGCTAACAGACATTAACACCGGAACAATTACTTCTACTGCGGCTTCGTATGTAAGTGGCGGTGGTCGGTGGCTGATGACTTACGAAATAGACGGCACTGATACTTTTAGTAACGCACCGTTTATTCCGGGCGAAGGTGTTCTGGCGGTCAACGGCATTTATGCACTGATGACCAACATCGATTCGGTGCAGATTTATTATGGCTAAGAGTCCAGCATGGCAGAGGAAAGAGGGCAAATCCGAAAAGGGTGGCTTGAATGCCAAGGGGCGGGCTTCGTACAACGCGGCCAACCCCGGGAAACCCGGATTGAAGCGTCCTCAACCCGAGGGCGGCTCACGGCGCGACTCCTTCTGCGCCCGTATGGAAGGCATGAAGAAGAAGCTAACCAGCGCAAAGACAGCCAACGATCCGGATTCAAGGATCAATAAGTCTTTGAGGGCGTGGAACTGTAAGGATGGCGGCTATGTAACTGCGGCTGATGGCTGCGCTACAAAAGGCAAGACAAAAGGGCGGATGGTATGACCCAGCATGACACAGCTAAAACAATTGCAGACGGCGCGGCAGTCTTAACGACTGTTGGTGTTATGGCTACGTGGCTTCCGCCTTTGGCTTCTCTGTTCACGATCATTTATCTTGGGCTTCGCATCTGGGAGTCTGATACTGTTCGTGAAATGACTAAACGCAAGAAGGCAGATAATGCCGTCGACGAGTAAGAAGCAACACAATTTCATGGCTGCGGTGGCTAACAACCCATCGTTTGCTAAGAAAGTAGGAGTCCCACAGTCCGTGGGTAAAGAGTTTAACCAAGCGGACAAAAGCCGCAAATTTTCTAAGGGTGGTGATACTATGGCTTCCAAAATGAATCCCGGAATGATGGCAATGATGGCTAAGAAAAAAGGCGCAACCAAAATGGCCGGTGGCGGCATGCCCATGAAAAATGGTAAACCTGCTTTTATCGGTGATGGTAAGGGCATGAACAAAGGCGGTATGGCAATGGGCAAGGTCAAGACAGCCGCCCCTAGCAAAGACGGTATTGCTGAAAAAGGCAAGACCAAAGGTAAGATGGTCAAGATGAACATGGGCGGCAAAGCCTGCTAAGGAGTCGACATGAAACGACGTTACAACGAAGGCGGTGAAACAGACGCAATGGAAGAGGCGAATAAACGCGAAGACATGGCGTTAAAAAACCCCAACGCCAAAGAATATGGCGAGTCTGGCACTTCGTATACAACAAAGGCCGAGCCTAAAACAAAGCCTAAAACAAAACCTAAAGCCGTACGAAGAAGTTTTGACGAGCCTGAGCCTAAACTTATTGACCCCGCTAATATTAGAAGTGGCCGTCGTGAGTTTGAAGAATCACAAATAGCCCCAGCGGATAAAACCAAAATGTCCGTGTCAGAGCGTGCAAAGGCAACCCGTGAGAGCGCTAGAAGCGGTAGCGGTTCAACCGATAAGCGTTCTGTTAACGAGCGCATTCGTTCTGCTATGGGCATGAAAAACGGTGGTATGACTGCTTCTAAACGTGCAGACGGTATTGCCACTAAAGGCAAGACCCGCGGAAAGATGTGTTGATAGTATGATGGCCAGTCGCGGTATGGGGGACATCTCCCCCTCTAAAATGCCCAAGGGTAAGAAGAAAGCCCGGCGGGACGACACTGACTTTACCCAGTACAAAGAGGGTGGAAAAGTAAAATCCAAGGTGAACGAAGCTGGTAACTACACCAAGCCCGGTTTACGTAAACGGATTTTTAACAGCGTAAAAGCTGCCGCAATTGTTGGTACTGGCGCAGGTCAGTGGTCAGCACGTAAAGCGCAGGTCATGGCTAAACGGTACAAAGCCGCAGGTGGCGGGTATCGTGATTAAAGCCCCACAACAATCCCTGAAAAACTGGGGCAAACAAGATTGGACAACTAAAAGTGGTAAAAAATCTTCTGACACTGGTGAACGATACCTTCCAAAAGCTGCGATCAAAAGTCTCAGCGCTAGTGAGTACGCTGCGACGACCAAAGCCAAGCGAGCCGGAAAAGCCGCCGGTAAACAATTCGTAGCACAGCCCAAAACGATTGCAAAGAAAACGGCAGGATTTAGATGACCACTTCAGGAACCACAGCGTTTAACCTTGACCTCACTGAGTTGGTTGAGGAAGCGTTTGAACGCGCCGGTTCGGAGTTGCGTACGGGTTACGACTTACGTACAGCCCGCCGTTCATTGAATTTGATGTTTGCTGACTGGGCAAACCGCGGTGTCAACATGTGGACGTTTGAGCAGGGGACAATTAACCTGACTCCGGGTCTGAACAACTACGCACTACCCGTAGATACAGTGGATCTACTTGAGCATGTGATTCGCACAGGTGCGGGTAGCGCATCCACGCAGTCTGACCTGACCATCACGCGTATCAGTGTTTCTACTTACGCCACGATCCCCAACAAACTGCAACAAGCCCGTCCTATTCAGGTGTGGTATCAGCGTTTGGATGGCCAGACTTCTTCTATTGGCACCACGCTTAACGGCGGTATTACGGCCACAGATACAACAATCACATTAACTTCGGCGGCGGGACTCCCAGCTACAGGGTTCTTGTTGATTGAGTCTGAGACTATCCAATATGGCTACATCTCTGGCAATGTGCTTAATAACTGCTTCCGTGGGCAAAACGGCACGACTGCTGCAACGCACTTAACAGGCGTGTCTGTATTCACGCAGAATCTGCCCTCTGTGACCCTCTGGCCAACCCCAGACAGTAGTGCAACATACCAGTTTGTGTACTGGCGCATGCGCCGTATTGATGATGCTGGCGGGGGTGTACGCACGATGGACGTACCTTTCCGCTTCCTGCCCTGTATGGTGGCAGGTTTAGCTTATTACTTGGCTCTTAAGATTGAGAATGGCGCTGAGCGCCTACCTGTCTTGAAACAACAGTACGATGAAGCTTGG